AAACTAACAAACTTAGTGATGTAACACCTGTTACTGGAGAACCGTTAATAACTAACGAATCGCCGCTTAACATTGTTGGGTTTGCAGTAGTACCTTGTGCAGTTGGCCATGATGCAGTCCAATCACTTGAACCAACAGCAACCCAAATACCACCTGGGGTATGCGTTACTGGCTTCTTGTACCATAACTTGTTTAGCGTAGTAGTTGCAACGATTGCATAGTCGCCGATAGCGCCAATGCTTCTTAATGGACCGTCTGTATTACCGTCAACTTTTGTGTTGTCAGTAATGATAGTAGGAACTTTGTTTGCAAATGATTGACCGCCTGTAACAGTAGCGTCTGTAGAACTCCACTCAAAAATACCAAATTTAGTATCTGCTGTGTCGAACCAGAACGTACCATTTGCTGGTGCGCCTGACGGTGCATCTGCTAGTGCGTTTAGTTGCCCAAGATCAAGATCAGCACGTACTACATATGCACGATTTGATACGCCTAAGTAGCTGTAAGCTGCTTGGAGACCATATTCGTTTTGTTCTCCTGCGTGAATTGGGTTGTTGTTTGCGTCTGTTTTAAATACAGGTGTACCAAAAGTATCTGATAGGTCTTTTTGACTTGTTAGTAAATAAACTTGTCCAGCATTTGCTTTTAGTGTTCCTGATGCAGTGCCTGTGCCTGCGCCATTTTGTTTGCTCTCTTCAGATGCAACGATAATTAAAGGTACGGTACCTGGGGCAGCTGGAGTATAGAAACTTTCATCTATAACTGTTGTGCTTACGCCTGGTGAACTTAATTGGGCCATTGTGTGATCTCCATGAATACGACTTCTACATGTATTTAGTGGTTTTTGATTTTTTGGGTTAGTTATAAGCCATCAAAAAGGTTGCAAAAAGGCTTAAATATTTGCATGAGACCATTATGCCCGTGTGGAAAGCATCCTGTAGCCATTAATTACTACAAAGAAGGTAAACCATTTTACCGTAGTCAGTGTGGATCGTGTGCTCGCGGAGTTAAGTTGCCGCGTTGGGAATCTGCTGGATACAAAATAAAAAACACCTGTGATAAATGTGGCTTCAAAAGCCCATTCTCAGAGGTGTTTAATGTGTTTCACGTAGACGGCGATTTAAACAATTGCCGTCATGCAAACCTTAAGACAGTGTGTTCAAACTGCGCTCGAATTCTTCATCGAGAGGGAGTGAAGTGGCGTCAAGGCGGTCTTGTCCCTGATGTATAACTTCTCTAATTTGTTCGTACAGGTCATCAATGCTGGCATTGTTATATAGTACAAAGTCGAAGTCTGTTCCAACCCAAGCTGTTTCACTTGCGTGGATTCCTAGCTTTTCTAGTACACCTTTACTCAGTGCCCAAGAAGTATTGCCGTTAGGGCCACGGTTTACACTGACTGCGGCATCATACCATTCTGGTTCCGGACCACGTACTACCCGTACTACTATGCCGCCTGATTCTTTAATTGATTTGATTTCGTTTGGAAAGCGGCAGTCTGAAATAACAACATCATCTGTGCTAGTACGTAGTTTGTTTTCTAAACTAGCGATCCAAATATCGTCATGAAATCCTTTACGGCAAACTTCTGTTCCCCATAATTGCAACATCAATCGTGGAGTAAGATTGGGCATATTCAAACGTTCTGCCCACCATGGATCAACTTGTTCGCGCCATTCACGGGCTTGCTTTGTGCGCCCTTCTAGCATTGTTCTATCCCAACCAAACACTTGTGCAACTGCATCTTTTAATGTGTTCGCAAAACTTTCTCTTCTAAAACCGTGGAAATTTGTTAGGTAATCAGCAACAGTATCTTTGCCACTGCCTATAAAACCGCATACGCCTATAATCATAAAGAACCCCTAATAACAGCTAGTATATAGCAACGTATATTAGGGGTCAAATATTTGTTAACCGTTTAATCGCCTGCTTCCATCACTTCGGCAGTTAGCGGCCAAGGTCCATTAAAATTACGGAAATGCGGATGTCTGCGATAGTGGTCATATCGAGTGTTGTTGCTAGCATGACGCATGATTTTGTCTGCCACAGTGTCTGCTAGATCTCTACTTGCGTAACTAGCAACTGCTGCCCAACCGCCCTCGTGTGCTCGTCGAACACGGGACATTGCTTCACCTACGTCTAGGCCAGTTCCGTACATAACAGCTTCAACTACAACTTCAAACGGTGTTTTATCATCGTTTAAAATCATAACTGTGAATCCGCCCGGACGGTGTAATGGAACTTCTTCTCTATCCAATACCGGTGGGCGATCTAATACTTCACCCGGAGCTTCTTTAATAATTTCTCTAATTTTCATATTAACCTATAACGAATGTCATTGGCATTCCGCCAGTCATCATGTTATCCACTTCTTTATCTAATGCAAGAATTTCTTCTTTGCCCGCTGATAGTAATGCCTGTCCGTTTAATGTGATAGGACTTCCTGGGCCTGCAATGCTAGCAAACTTGCTACGAGCTTCGCCTAATTGTAATTTGCAAACTGCTAGAGTGTAATCATATAACCACTGCTTCACGTAGATGTCTTGTAACAACACATAATCAGGGCGATAATTGTGTGTACGAATTAGAATCTGTTCACCTGCTGCAAAGGGTCTTTGTAGGATAGTAAGTATATGGCTAGTTGGCTTCCATTTAAATTCAATGTAGCTACCAAACATTTTACCTACTAGCTTCTGATAACCTGCAAACATCTCGTATGTTGCAAGGCCACCCATCATACTCCCGCTCATCATGTAGGTATTAGTGTACGCCAAGTTGAATGGTTCGAACAATGTTCCACCTGCACCTAATCCACTACGTGAGCCGATCGCACGTCTAAAGATACTTTGAACTTCAATAACTTCATCCGGCAAGCGATATTCGTTTTGGTCTTGAATTAGTTCCACAAACAAATAGCTTTCTTCAACAGAATTTGAACTACGTTGTCTAAAACGATTAATCGCTTTGTTAAGGGCTGTTTCATAGTGCTTTGGATCTAATTCGACTTCAACCATGCCATCGCCCAGCATAGTACGCACGTAATCGAATACTTTATTTCGCTCAATCATTGAATCAGACATGTTTAGTTCTCCATACATATTTATCGTCAACAAGCAAGAGTATATTACGATAAATATCAGTATGCCAAGAATAAGTCTATACAAGCCAGAACGTGGGCTAGATTACAAGTTTATTGATCGCCAAGCTAGCGAAATGTTTCAAGCTGGCGGTACAGACGTGTATCTGCACAAGTATCTAGGTCCAAAAACCGCCCTAACCGGCACTGCTGACCAGCCAATTTACGATACTATGAATCCAACAAATATCCAAGATATGTTGTTTTTAGAAAACCGTGATCGTAAGTACGATACTGAAATTTACTGTATCCGAGGTATGTATAATGTACAAAACATCGACTTTAACTTGAGTCAATTTGGCTTGTTTATCGATAACGATACACTTTACATGACTGTGCATATCAACGATTTTATCAAGTATATTGGTCGCAAGCCGTTAAGCGGAGACGTAGTAGAGCTACCTCACTTGAGAGATCAGTTTGCCCTTAATGACTTTGACTTTGCATTGCCTCGATATTATGTTATCGAAGATGTAGGCCGTGCAAGCGAAGGGTTTAGTGTAACCTGGTACCCACATTTATATAGATTAAAACTTAAAAAGATCACAGGCGGTCAACAATACGACGACATCCTCAAAGGTGCTGCAATGGACGCCAACGGTGATCCGATCCTTAATCCAGATGGTAGTATTAAAACAACACTTGAAGATTTGTTAAGCACTCGCAGTAAAGAATTACAAATCAATGACGCTATTCTGCAACAAGCCGAAGCTGATGCTCCGATGAGCGGGTATGAAACTAGACAGTTTTATACACTAGCAGTTGATCCAATGACCGGAAAGCCGGTGCTTGAAACTGTAGATGATACCGGCATAGATGCAAGTAATGCTAGTTCACAAGATGCATCGGGTGGATCAAACTTTAACGCCAGTGCTACTAACAGTACAGGGCCACTGCGTACTGGCTACACTGGTTATCTAGTTGGTAACGGATTCCCAGATAACGGATATGTTTTTGGGCACGGCATTCAATTCCCAGCATCGGCTGCTGAGAATGACTACTTCTTGCGCACTGACTTCATGCCGAACAGATTGTTCAAATACGACGGTAACCGTTGGGTCAAAGTTGAAGACGCTGTACGTATGTCAATGACCAACAACGATTCTCGTCAAACATTGAAGACCGGATTCATTAACAATACCAATCACATTTACAACGATGCAGTGGCTGTTGATTATATTGCATTAACTGTTGACCAAGTTGTTATCGAAACTGCTATCGACTACATTACTGCTCTGTATGTTGTATTAAAGTTCAATACATACGAAATGGCGTTTGATGCAACAACCTATCCTACAATGATTTCAAATCATGCAGGTAAAGTAAGAATTACGTTGCCAGTAGTTGATGCTGTACAACAAGCTATTCCGTATGAAGGTACATGGAAATTGAGTCTATGTAATAACCGAGAAGAACAGCGACAAAGCCTATCAAAGGCACTTAGACCTAAGGCAGATTTATAATGCTCCATTTTTATGACGGACAAATTAGACGATATATTACACAGGTAATTCGTGTACTCAGTAACTTTACAGTCAAGTACGGTGACGGAACATTACATAGAATTCCAGTAATGTACGGAGATGCAGATCGACAAGTCGCCAGCATCCTGCGTCAAAACTCTGAGAACGTGATTAATTCAGTGCCACGTATTAGTGTGTATATCAGCGAATTGCAAATGGATAAAGACCGTCTTGCTGATTCAACATATACTGGTAATGTACATATTAGAGAACGTGACATTGTTGATGGGCAATATACTCAAGGTCAAGGACGTAACTATACAGTTGAACGCCTTATGCCAACTCCTTTTAATCTAACATTGAAGTGTGATATATGGAGTGCAAACAATGACCAAAAGTTACAAATACTTGAACAAATTTTAGTATTATTCAATCCAAGTTTAGAATTGCAAACAACTGACAACTACATTGATTGGACCAGTTTAACTGTTTTAAATCTAGGCAACATCAACTGGA